CCGCTGGTCCATCTCCCAAAGCCAGTCCACCAGGATGTCGTCCGAGTAGGTCGGCTCATACAGCGCCTTCACCCGCGCCAGGGCTTTGTTGATCGTCATATCGTAACTCCTTCAAAGCCTTCCCCTTGAGGGGAAGGTGGCGCGCAGCGCCGGATGAGGTGTCCTTGGCTCGCCCCATCGTCGCTTCCGCCGGTTTCGCTTTCGCAATGGCGCAGGCGTCATTGCTCACAAAAACCGGTCGGCGCTCCTCTCCAGTCGGATCCGCTTTGCTGGGATCCTCCTGGTATTTTCTTTTTCCTGGCGCCGCAGCGCCCTTGGCTCGCCCCTTGGGGCCCGGCGCAGCCGGCGGCGCGGTAGTGAATGACAGTCCGGTGGACAGTCAGAGCCGCGCCGGGACCGAGCCCGCAGGCGAGACAGCTGTCGCCGCCGAAGGCGGTGACTGAGAGGGGTTAGGCTTCCCCTTGAGGGGAAGCTGTCAGCGCCACGCGCTGACTGATGAGGTGTCTCTGATGAGGTGTCATCGTTCCAGAACACGGCGGAGGTTTCCCCCCGCCGTGTTTGGTTGCCGCTTTTACAGCGACGTGCCGCCGGAGACGCCGCCGACGGCGATGCCGCGCCAGTCATTGAAGCCCGCGGTGAAGCGCGCGCTGCCGTGCCAGGCGTTGGCGTCGGTGTTGTCGTCGATGACGCTGCGGATCGACAGCTCCTTGCGGTCCTGCCAGATCAGGGTCTTGTAGGCCGCGTTGTACTTGCTGTCCATCATGATCCAGGGGCTGGTGCCGCTGGTGATGAACTGATTCAGGTACGGCCAGATGATGATGTTCCAGCGGCCAAACAGGTAGTTGTACCCGTTGTAGGCGGTGCCCGGATCCTTGTCCGCGCCCAGCGCCGCAAAGACGGTCTGCTTCAGCGTGTAGTCGGCGGGGATGATGATGGTGTCAGGGGTGACGTCCAGGATCTCGCCCTGGTCGCCCTTGAACAGATTCATCTGCACCTCCAGTTTGCCGATGGTGGCCGCGCTCAGCGCGTCGGCAAACAGATTCGACTGCTGGAAGGAGCTGTCGATCTTGGAAGGATGGACCTTGCTGAACAGGCACAGGTTGTCCGCGCTGGTGCAGGAGAAGGTCTTGCCCCGGAAGGTGACGCTGGTCTGCTTCTTGATGGCGCCGGCCAGCAGGGCCGCGCCGAACTGCTCGCGCGTGCGGTAGTAGCCGTTCAGAAACGCCTCCGGACGCTGCTTGAAGTTCATGAGGATGGAGTCGTCCACCATCTCCTGGGAGATGACGAACTTGTCCTTCCAGGTCATGTTCTCCAGGAACTTGCTGAAGCCCTCCTGCATGGAGTCGGTGGGATACGCGCCGTTCTCGCCGACCGGAGAGAAGCCCTCCATGGCGGTCATGGTGGTGTACTGCTCCCCAAAATGGGTGGACGGGTTGTGATCGTAGATCACATTGGTGATGGCCTCCTGCTCAAACGCTTCGCCGCGTTTCTCCAGGAACATTTTGATCGGGTTCTGGGCCTTGCCGTAGACAGAGTCCTGCAGGCCGCTGCCCTCAGTAAAGATCATGGTTCATTCTCTCCTTTCTTTTAGAATCGGACGTAGCACACGTCGCCGGAGCCGGTGCCGTCCATGCCCACGACCTCGGCCACGCCGGAGGTGGTGGTGGCGGTGACCTGCAGGCCGGAGCTTGCATGGAGGGTCACCTTGTCGCCCAGGTTGATGGACGTTGCGGACGCGCTGAAGGTGGTGCGGAAGATGTCGCCGGGATTGATCCGCATCACGGGGATGATGGTCCCGGCGCTCAGAGCTGCGCTCTCCTGGCGCAGGCTGATGTAGGTGGGTTTGGTGGTGCCGGTGGCGATGGCCAGGTTGCCGCTGGACTGCGTCAGCGCCATGCCGAAAGTCGGCGTGATCGCGCCGCAGGGCAGGTACTCGATGGCCGGCGCCTCTCTGGTATCGCTCTTCCAGAGTTCAAACAATTGGAATCTCTCCTTTCACAATTTCTTGCCTTCCCCTTGAGGCTCGGCGTAGCCGGCGGCGCGGTAGTGAATGACAGTCCGGTGGACTGTCAGAGCCGCGCCGGGACCGAGCCCGCAGGCGAGACAGGTGTCAGCCGAAGGCTGACGGATGAGGTGTCGGCGCGCCGCAGCGCGCCCTTGGCTCGCCCCTTGGTGCCCGGCGCCGCAGCGCCCTTGGCTCGCCCCTTGGGGAGAGCTGGCGGCTTCAGCCGCCTGAGAGGGGTAGCCTTCCCCTTGAGGGGAAGGTGTCAGCCGCAGGCTGACGGATGAGGTGTCGGCGCGCCGCAGCGCCCTTGGCTCGCCCCTTGGGGAGAGCTGGCGGCCTTGGCCGCCTGAGAGGGGTAGCCTTCCCCTTGAGGGGAAGGTGGCGCGGAGCGCCGGATGAGGTGTCTTTTTATCTCGACCGCTGTCGATTCGCCCAGGCTTCGTATTCGGAGTCCTTGAGGCCAGGCAGTAGATGCCGGTACAGCTTCAGCTCGTCCCCGCTCAGCGGCGCCGTGGCTGCGCTCTGTCCCTTTGCACTTCGCAGGTGCTCTTTCCCCCGGAGATTTTTCTCCGCTCTCTGGGCGCCTGCAGCCGCCGTGCGCGTGGCGATCTGGTCCTGATGGGTCAGGATATACGCCTCCACAAAGGACAGGTTGTTCTGCTGGACGAGTTTTGAAAACGCCGCGCCGGTCTTTGGATCGTCGGCCAGCTGGAGGATGCTCTCCACCTCCGGATCCATGGCCTGGATCTGCTTCAGCTGATCTGCGATCAGCTGCTGGTCCGCTTCCCGCTGGGCCTGCTGCTGCTGGAGCTGCGCGGCCTGGGCCTGCTGCTGGGCTGCCTGGAACTCCGGCAGGCTCCGGGCAACCGCTTCGATGGTCTCCCGGCTGACCTTGCCGCTCTTGAGGTCCTGCTCGACCTTCCGGTCCTCGTAGGCCTTCTGATATTCCAGGTACTCCTGACGGTTGGTGATGGGCGCGTTGTCCTTCATGGGGTTTTTCAGTCCCGCTCTCTTGAAGAACGCCTCGTCCTCCGCGTCCCGCTTCGCCCGCTCCGCGGCCAGAGCCGCCGCGACGGCCTGCTGCACCGCAGCGTCCAGCTCCCGCTGACGACGCTGCGCGGCCTGTGCTCTACGCTCCTGGGCTGTTTGCTTCGGTTTTTCCTCGGACTTGTCGTCCGGCTCCTCGGCAGCAGGGGCGGCGACCTCCTGCTCGTTTTCGCCTTCTTCCGGCTGGGCCTCGTCGGGATCTTCCCCGGCGGCAGGGTCGGCGGCGTCCTGCTCGTTTCCGCCTTCTTCCGGATCCGCCGCAGCCGTCGCCGCGTCGTCCGTCGGTTCTTCCAGGCCCAATGCCTTGTAGATGTCCTTTTCTTCGATCTCGTACATAGATACGATCCTTTCACTTTCGACGGTCTCCCGCCGTTGGAATCTTTCCCTTCCCAGGGTGGTGATGGCGGGCATCGCCCGCCCTTGGCTCGCCTCGTCACTACCCCGGATTCCTTTTTCGCTTCCCGGTAAACCGGAAAGCTCACGAGAATCCGTGTCGTTCCTCTCAAAATTCGATCGTCCGATCGAATTTTGGAAGGAGGAGCCCACACGCGGTTGAGCGTTGACGCTTGCGTCAACGTGAGCGTGCGATGTGGTGCTCCAACGCGGAGAGCTGTCAGCGTCAGCTGACTGAGAGGGGCGTCTCCCGTCCCCGTCTCACGCTGACCTGGTCGGACTTACTTCCGGCCGCCGGAGCGCAGGTCGCTGCCGGTCTTGACGGTGCCCTTCTTTGCGTCGGTGGACACGTTGCCCTTGACGATCTGGGTCGGGCTGTTCTTGGGCTTGTACGGGCTGTCAGCCATTTGCTCTCCTCCTTTCGTCGCTCGTGCCGGTTTCTTTTTCGCTTTGCCGTAAACAGCAAAGCTCACGAAAACCGGTCGTCGCTCCTCTCCGATCCCGCCCGCTTCGCTGGGCCGGTCTCGGTTAAGCCGGGGAGTTGCAGCCCGGCGGAATCTTTCCCTTTCCATGGATGGGGTTTCACTTCCCCTTGTGTGATCATCGTGTCAAATTTTGGGGCGCTGTTTCCACAAAAAAAGGCCGGGGCTTCCGCCCCGGCCCTTCCTATTTCCAGGCTTCCCCTTGAGGGGAAGCTGTCAGCGCCCCGCGCTGACTGATGAGGTGTCCACTCGCCGCAGCGCCTTGGCTCGCCCCTTGGGGAGAGCTGTCACGGCTCCGCCGTGACTGAGAGGGGTCAGCCTTCCCCTTGAGGGGAAGGTGGCGCGAAGCGCCGGATGAGGTGTCCACGCCTTTTTCTCCCTCAATTTTTCACCTTGTGCTGCTCCATGGTCACCCGCACCTTCGCGTCTCCGCCGGCGTGGGTCTTGGCCCGGTCGTCCTTGGCCTTGCGCCCGCCGCCCGGCGTCACGCCCAGGCCTCCCCGGTATCCCTTGGTCCGGCTCTTGACGGTCCGCGCCGTGGGGTTCTTGCGGAAACTCATACGCTCATCCCCGTCTGGTTCGGCATGACGCCCGCGCTCGGCTGCATGGGCGCCGCGCCCACGCCCATGCCGGGCGCCGGAGCTGCCTGTGCCGCCATGGCCTGCTGCTGCATGGCCATCGCCTGGGCCGCCTGCTGCTCCTGCTTCAGCTTTTCCCGGAAGTATTTTGCGGTCTCCGCCGCGCCGGGATAATGCTGGTCCTCCAGCTTGCCCCAGTAGAGCATCAGCGTCTCGGTGCTGTGCGGATCGCCGAAGGATCCCGCCTGCAGCGCCGCCGTGATCTCCTGCCACATACTCTGCCGGTTGATGGCCAGGCCGGAGCTGGCGTCGGTGGAGAACAGGAAATTGTCGTTCCACTTCCACTCCCCGTTCTCAAAAAAGTCGTAGCGGTCGAAGGAGTCGTACACCGTCTCGCCCCGGTCGTCCTGATACACCACCGGCCTCGGCTCGTCTGCGAAGGCCAGCCGATGCTGGAAGATCGCCTCGAAGATGTCGGCAAAGGCCGCGTCCTTGCACACCCGCTTGCTCTCCAGGCGTCCCGCCGTCTGCGCCGCTGCGAACTGCTTTGCCACGCCGCTGATCGCTGTCTGATCGTCCTTACCCTGAAAGCTGTTGGTGATGCCCAGCACGTCCCGCGCCTGCTGCACGATCTGGCCCCGCTCAAAGAGCTCGTATTCCAAGTCGCCTTTGAAATCGTAGCTGCCGATCATGCTGGCGTCAGCCGGGTTTTTCAGATACCAGATCTCCTGGTCCTCCGGATCTATGGTCAGGCTGGCTTTCGGCGGCAGCGTGATGCGCGTGCCCGCCTTGCCGATCCGGTCGAAGATCTTCCGGTCCAGCCAGTTCAGCGCGTTCTGCTGGTCCTCGATGGCGTCCACGTCGCTCATGCCCAGCAGCCGCCCGTAGACCGGCACGTTCCGCTGGAGGATCAGCGGGAATTTCTTGGGCTTGTAATAGGGGATCTTCACCGGCTCCGGCAGGATGCTCTCCAGCGGATGCCCCGCAGCTTTGGCGGTCTGGATCGCCTCCGGCGAGAGCACTAGCTCCGCGCCGATGACCATGCCGTGGGCCGTCTTGATGGGCTTTGTGATCTCCTCGTACTCCTGCTCCTTCACCCGCCACTCGGTGCCGCCGCACTCCGGGCACGGCTCCCCGTCGCCCAGCTCCGCCGGCTTCACCGCGCCGCACTGCGTGCAGACCGGGAGCTTTCTCGCATAGTAGTCCTCGTGGTCCTCCAGCACCTGGTCCACGCACCAGCTGAAGCGCCCCAGATTCCCGTCCGCGTTCTTGTACAGCGCCACCACCTGGGTCACCAGCTCGTCCGCGTTTCCCGGATCCTCGCCGCTGCGGATGCCCGGATCCTCCTCGCCCAGGTCATCCACGTCCACGCCGTAGCGGTCCTTGATGGCCCGCTTGGTCTGCGGCAGCTCCAGGAAGATCCAGTCCATGTCGTCCAGGCTGGACGTGATGCCGTCCTGTGGGATGACGCGCTTGGGATGCTCCGCCTGCACGTCCACCTCGCCGCTCTCGCCCTCCCGGCCCAGCGCCTCGTCCCAGTCCACCAGCCAGAAGGTCCCGCCCTGGATGGGGCAGGTGCGTTCCTGCGCGTCGTTCATCACTTCAAAGGGCAGCCGGTCCAGCTCGTTGCGGAGCATATTCTCGATCAGGAGCGCAAGATGCTCGTCCTTCTTCCGCCGCGCCGTCACCTTGGGCATGGGGATGGACGTCGATACCTCGCTCTCGATGTTCTCCAGGATGATGTTGTGCACATAGGGCGCGGTCTTGCTCTTGCGCTTCTTGTCGCCCGCCACGATGGGCTTGATCTCCCGCGCGCCCACGTACAGCTGCTCCCGGTGGTCCATCTTGCTCCGCTCGGCGGCCCACTTGTCCCGGTCCCGCTCGTACC